GAAATTACCCTCCCCTTATTAATATATGTGCCTACTTCAATAAGAAGAAGTTGTTTGCACCTTGAACTATTAGACATCTTTCAGACAAATAGTGTACCTCCATTGCATCTAAATCAGATGTAACAGCTCCAACAGAACCAGTAACCCAAGATTTCATCTTACGGTTGTCAGTTTGAGAAGCGCGGTAACGCGTGTGTAAGAAAGGACGTTTTAAGTTCTTGCCTAGTTGCTGATCGTATACAGAAGAAACTCCAGCAGGAATCATAGCACCTCTAACCGCGTGCGATGTCGCTGTTGAGTTAATAGCGCCACGAGTAGAAGCATCGTTTAGATATTTCCAGTCAGACTTATAGAAGTCATAAGAACCTCTACGGAAACCAGAGAAACCTAAGTTTAATGCCATATCCTCAGAGTTGTTAAATACTCCGTAAGAAGTACCACCAGCACCGTAAGAATTCATAGAAGCTAACATATCGTCCATAGCCAGGCTAGTAGATCTGTTTAAAAACAGCATGTTTTCTTCAATAGCTCCTTGAGAGTCAAGCTCTGCCAACATAGCGTCAAACTCAGCTAAATCAGTAGCAGCGTTAACACCAGTAATACCAGTAGCAATGTTACCACGAGTTTCGATAGCAGAGAATAAACCTTCAGTACCAAACGTAGTATGAGCAGCTCCTAAAGGACCAGCAGCTAGATCAGCAAAAGACTGAGCAGAGTCTCCTTTAATAGACTCAATCATAGACATTTCACATTGATCAGCGAAACGAGCTCTAGTGTCGCTTTCAGCTTTTAGGTACCATAAGTAACCTGATTGACCTTCTTCACCAGAAACTTCAACCCAACCAATAGCAGACGCGTCAGAACCAGAGATTCTGTACATATCTTTCATTATGATTGGCTTGTTAGTAAAAGACTTAAATCCTGGCTCGTTAGAGTTTTGTCTACCGTTAGTACCTTTAGAGTACTCAGAACCAATAACTAAAATAGTTAAAGACTTGTCGTCGTTAGAACCAGCAGAAACTGCAGCGCCATCAAAAGCGTGCTGTAACTCACCGTCGTTATCTCCAGCGTCGTAAGGGAATACGTCTACTTGATCGTTAGTAACATCACCTACTATTACTCTAGCAGTACCATTAGCGTGAGCTAATAATAAAATGTCGTTTACTCTAATACCGTGATCAACAGAAGAAGTACCAACTGCTACGTCATCAATAGTAAAATCGATTTCGATAGCACCACCAGCGGGAGTACCTGTTACGTTAGCTGTAGCCGCGTTGTTTACAACGTGACCTTTGTAAGATAAATGTAATCTACCTTGTTCAGACCATACTACTTGATCAGAAGTCATAGCCTCTTCAGCACCTACTTGAGCAAGAAAACCTGAAATTGTTCTGTTTCCAAAAACTTCAGCTTCTTTCTCCATAAGGTCTGGTAAGTATTGCTGTGCCCAACCGTCCGAAGAACTTGCTGTAGCAAAGTCAATATAATTTGAACTTAATGTCATTCGCGTCGCCGCGGGTACTAAGTTCGATGCACCTGTAATTGCCATAATTAAATGTTTTTAAAGTTAAATTATTTTCGTTTTTTAATTTTAAACTTAAAATCATTGGAATCATCACCTAACACTTTAAACTTTAAGCCGCCAGCTTCTACTTCGCCATGAGACTGTCTTGGACTCATGTTTACGTTTTTACTTTTTGAGATACTCTCCTTGAGAGCATCAGCTTTACCTTGTTCGTAAAAGTGTTTTGCAACAGCGTCAGGGTTCATCGCTGTAAATAAAGATTTGTGATAACCCTTTGCGTCTGACATTGTATTATCTTCTGCTAAAAACTTTTTAACGAAGTTGTTAATGTCGCTTTGGGTATCTTTAACCTTTTCAGCGTCCTTCACGTTAAACCTATATTTTTTTTCTCCGACGTTGTATTCAAAACCTTTGAACTTGTCGTTAAAGACTTCGTTAGTCTTTTTGTTAAATTTAAGTTTAGCGCTTTCTGCTACTTTCTGATTTTCCTCAGATTCCTTGTTATATCGATTAAAAAAGTCCCATGCTTTCTGCTGTTCAGCGGTCAAGCGTGATCCTGCTTTAATCTCATCATAATATTTAGACTTTTGCCCGTCTAAGTAGGCTTTAGCGCTGGCAACTTGCTCTTTAAGCGCTATTTTTTTCTTTTTAATATCTCTCTCGTCGTCTAACTCTTCATCGTAGTTAAACGAGTCTTCAATTAAAAAGTTTATTTCATCAGCCGACAAATGCGGCTTTGTTCTTTTGTAATACTCTGTTAAAGCCGTAAGATTATCTAAATCAGAATAGTCTCTATTTAGCTCTACATAGTCTTCTAAACTACCGCCAGTTTCCTCCATAAAATCCATTAGCTTTTGGATATTTTCTGGAAGTGCTTGACCAGTAGCCTCAGCTTTTTCTACAGCTTCCTCTACCTCTTCAACTAAATCTTTCAAAGCCTCGTTCGGCTCGTCATCAGTAATCTCTTCTAAGACGATTGACTCTTCTTGTGCTTCAGCTTCCGGCTGTACTTCTTCTTGTTCTTGTACGGGCTCGGCGTCTTCATCGCTTCCAACCACTCCTGCGTCGTCAACTGTATCATTTGCAACTTCCGCTGCTGCTTCTTGGGTTTCATTTTCAACTGGTTTGTTTAAATCTACTTTAATGACGCTGTCGTCTCCAGCAGATTCAAATTTAGTTTCATCAACTACGCTAGTAGTCTCTTCAATGTTTTCATCTTCTTGCATAATATAAAATATAAGTTAATAATTATCTAGGTTCAAAGCCACCTAAGTCAAACCCACCAAGTACATCATTACCTGATGATTCAAACTTTTTAGGTGCTTTGCTTGTTTGTCTTTGATCTATAAGCTCGCTTTGCTGCGACGCTTGTATTCTAGTTCTTTCGTCTTTTCTATCTTCTCTTTCTTTTTCCCTGCCTTGAAGTCCTTGGGTTTCTAAAGACTTTAGCTGCATGTTCATTTGAAACTCTAGCTGCATAAGTTCTTTTTTAATGTCAGCTTCTTCTCGAAGTTTTTGAGTATCTAACTGAGCTTGCATCTGCGCTAGTTGAGCTTTTGTTTGAGCCATCATCTGCTCCTTTTGAGCTTCAAGCTGAGCAGCGTTTTGAGCGGCCTGCGTGTTAGACTCAGTTTGCATCCGTATGTTTTCTTGCTGAATCTTTCTATCTTTCTCTTCTTTTTCTTTTCGTCTAATCTTTAGCAATTGATTAGCAAGGCTAACGTTTCTTATCTCTCTAATATCGATAGCATCTTCAAGATCTATGTTTTTTTGCTGCAAGGCTTGCTGTATATTATTTTCAAGAAGTTGTTTTTCTTCTTCATCTGGTGCTAGCTCTAAAAATATACCAAAGTCGTACAAGTGAAGATCTGACATTTCTTCAAGGGTAGCTACGTTATGCGCGCCAACAGCTTGAATAAACGCGTCTTTAGTTGGAGAGTACTCTATAACGTCTGATATTCTAAGTGATAAAGACTCCGCGACCTCTGCTGTTAAGTATAGTCCTGACTGTAATATATGTCTTGTAGCCGTGTTGCTATTAGCGGCGGCTAGCTTTTGAACGCCTACTAAAGCGTTTGAATCTGGAGTAGAACCATCTCTAGCTTCATTAAGCCCGGTTGTATCTCTGATCATCTGCAAGTAGTAGTTATAGTTGCCTATTAAAGCTTGTAGCTTAGCGCCACTACCACTATTTTTAATTTCTTGTATTGGAACTTTACCAGGATTCATGTCTCCGTCGGCAGTCATTGATCTACCAATAACAGAACCCGTTTGGAAGAACATGTTTAAGGCTTCTTGAGGATTGTAGTTTGTTCCGTTACCTAAGTCTATTTCAGCTAAACCATCAGCGTCTAAATAAACACCGTCAGGTGTCATTCTAGACATTACCTGCTGTATCTTTAAGTGCGTCAATTGAATCATATCGGCAAAACCTGTAATTCTACCAACTAAAGACTCAATTCGGCCCTTGTACATGCGTGGAGCTACAATAGAGTAGTTCATTTTTACTTTAGTGTAGTCGCTTTTAGGACGCATCATGTTTTTGGACATTTCCCACTTTAAAAGTTTTTGAGCCCCTATAACGTAAGCGCCTTCATAAAGACACTCTACATTACTTTGTAT